GTTATTGCTGTTCCTGCAATATAACCAACAGCAGTGTTGTGGGAGTCTGTCGCTGAAGAAAAGTTTTGAGTGCCTAAAGCTGCTCTACCAACAGCTACGGACTTACTTCCTAAAGTATCTGTTCCTAAAGCTCCCTGTCCAACAGCAATGTTGTCATCGGCATCAGTAAGAGCATCACCTGCTAGGCCACCTATAAGAGTATTTCTAAGCCCAGTAGTCATTGCTGCACCTGCTTCATTACCCACAGCTACATTATAACTTTCAAGATTACTGCCTACATTAAGGGTTGCTAACGCATTATAACCAATAGCAACTGCTGATCTACCTGTTGTTTCTGTGCTTAAAGCTCCTGTGCCTAAAGCTGTATGACGTATTCCTGCTGTAACAGCATCTCCTGCAAAAGCACCTATTACAGTGTTATTAACACCTGTATTAATAGATAAACCTGCATCTACACCTACAGCGGTATTGTAACCCTGCGCTCCTGCATTTAGATCTTTTAATGCCCTATAACCTATAGCTGTATTGTTACCATTACCGTCTTCTGTAGACAGTGCTTCATAACCTATGGCTACATTGTTAGCTCCTGCTGTAATAGCATCACCTGCAAAAGCACCCATTATAGTATTCTTAACACCTGTGCTAACAGATAACCCTGCGTCTACACCTACAGCAGTATTATAACCCTCTGCACCTGCATCTAGAGTTTTTAATGCTCTATAGCCTATGGCGGTATTGTTACCATGAGCATCCTCAGTTGAGAGTGCTTCATAACCTATTGCAGTATTGTTAGCTCCTGCTGCTAAAGCATCACCTGCAAGAGCGCCTACTATAACATTCTTAACACCTGTAGTAACGGATAGTCCTGCATCATAACCTACTGCTACGTTTAGACCAGACGCACCTGCGTTCTGTGTTTTTAAGGCACGATAACCAATAGCTGTACTTTCACCATTACCATCTTCTGTAGCTAATGCTTCAAATCCTACAGCTACGTTGTTACCCCCTGCCGCAAGAGCAACCCCTGCAGACGCACCTACTATAACATTCTTAACACCAGTGGTAACTGCAGTACCTGCTTGGTAACCTACGGCTGTGTTTAAACCAGAAGCCCCTGCGTTTTGCATTTTAAGAGATTGATAACCAACAGCAGTGCTTTCACCATGACCGTCTTCCGTCATAAGTGACTGAAAACCTATTGCTATGTTATTACTACCTGCAACAAGTGCAGCACCTGCTGAAGCACCCATAATAACATTATCTGTACCAGTAGTTATTTCAGTACCTGCATTATATCCAACTGCAGTGTTGTCATCTGAAGTAGTAGCAGCGTCTAAAGCAAAGCTACCTATTGCAGTATTTCTAAGACCTGTACTAACAGATAAACCTGCATCTACTCCAACAGCAGTATTGTAACCCTCTGCACCAGCATCTAAATCTTTTAATGCTCTATAACCTATAGCAGTATTATTGCCGTGACCATCCTCAGTTGAGAGTGCTTCAAAACCTACAGCCGTATTGTTAGTTCCTGCTGCAAGGGCATCCCCTGCTGAAGCACCTACTATAACGTTTTTAACACCTACTGTAACAGCAGCACCTGCGTTATACCCAACTGCCACGTTTAAACCAGACGCACCAGCGTTTTGCATCTTTAATGCACGGTAACCAATAGCAGTACTTTCACCATGTCCATCTTCAGTCATAAGTGATTCAAAGCCTAACGCTACGTTAGCTGTACCTGTAGTTAAAGCTGTACCTGAATAAGCACCTATTACAGTATTGTCTGATGCTGTTGTGATTGCTGTACCTGCATCGTAACCAATGGCTACGTTATCATCTCCATCAGTAGCTGTGTCTAAAGCGTTAGCACCTATGGCAATGTTTCTTTTACCTGTGGTCATTGCTTCGGCTGCTTGATAACCTACCGCTACGTTAAATGAGTCTGCTGCTGCGTTAAGTGTTTTAAGAGCTTGATACCCTATAGCTGTGGCAGTACCATGACCGTCTTCTGTTTTTAAAGCTTCAAAGCCTACTGCAACATTACCTGCACCTGCTAAAAGAGCCACACCTGCAGAAGCACCAATAAGTGTATTCTGAACACCTGTTAATACTGCTGTACCAGCTTGATAACCCACAGCAACGTTTAATCCAGATGCACCTGCATTCTGTGCCTTCAGTGCTTGGTATCCGATAGCAACAGTTTCACCATGACCATCCTCTGCTGACAAAGCTTCAAAGCCAATGGCTATGTTCTTACCACCAACAGTCAGTGCATCACCTGCAGATGAACCTATGGCAATGTTATGATCACCCTCTGTGAGTGCAGTTAGTGCAGCATTACCTAAAGCAACGTTATCTCCACCTGGACTTGTGCTATCTAAACTATCTAATGCCGTTAAACCAAATGCTATGTTTCTAGAACCATCAGGATAATTACCATTTAGTTTAATTGTAGCATCACTAGCACTAGCATCAGTAACATTTAACGCAGTTAAGTTAAGATCTCCTGTTAAATGAATATCTTTAAACTTTAAAGAGCTAGTACCTAAGTCCACGGTATTAGTTGTTTTTGGGCGTATAGCTGATGCAGTAATAACTACATCCTGTGACGGACCAAGAACCTCAATGGGCGCACCCTCTGCAGATGTACCATCGTGTGTGTGTCCTGAAGAATTGTTAAACGCTGCAACTACTGCGTCAAACTCACCGTCTAAGTCTGCTGCATTGATAACGTTACCGTCAGCAATGTTATTACCTGTATCGTTTCTGGTGTAACCTGTTCCCATGTCCGTTTACCTTCTTGTGTTTGTTCCGTATTCTAATGTTATAGCATCTAGTGAAAATGGTGGGTCTGTACTATCAGAAGTGAATTGTAAAGATACAACATACCCTGTTCCTATCATTTGTGATTCAAATAATGTTAGTAGCTTACTACTATATACTGCTGACGATCCAAAAGTAGTTGATCCAAAAAATGCAACTTGACCTGTTTGATTACTAAAATCTATCTTAGTAGGTTGTACACTATTCTTTTGGTCAAAGTCAAGCTTTAAAGATATGTCAAAAGACACACTACCTCGTGGATCTGTGTATAAGAGCATCTTGTAAAATGTCTTACGTACTCTAGGATCACTTATTGGCAAATAAGGTGTAGCAAAAGAAGTTTCTACATTACCACCATCAAAGCTACTTCCGTTTTCCATAGAGTATAAATAGCCATCATCGTTAGAAAAAACTACAGTTTCTTTTCCTAAATAAAATCTACTGTCTGCTACGTGTGCGTTTATTCCTTGGACCTCTGCCCAAGCCATACCTTCTCCACCCTGCCCTGAGAACTGTGTACCCAGTATACCTTTGGAGCTTCGATTAGTTAAGTTAGTTTTGTATCCTAATATTCTGTATTGTGATTTTTTACGAATAACTACACTTGTAAAAGAAGTGTGTGATGAAATAAAAGATGTAGCCTCTTCTTGTATAGGTTTAGATACAACAGATAAACCAAAATCTCCCAATCTTTCTGTAGCACTTAAAAGCCTCAAACCATCAGGAGCAAGAAACATTACATCTCCACCAATCTCCTGCATAGTATCTTCATCTATACAACCTATGTCAGTTGTAATGGGTTGTAACTGAAAGTCAGATACAGTGTTACCTACTAATCTTTGGATACTAGATTCAGTAAATATTATAAGTTGTTCTCTAAATACAATAAGTCCTGTAACTTCATTACCTACATTTATTGTACCTGCACCATTTGCTGCTGTAAAGTCATTGTCTGTATAAGGTGCAGTAAAAGCTATGTTAGAACCTTTAGCAAATAGTAACTGGTTCTTAAAGCTAACAACAAACTTTGCTCCTACTACATCATTTGGGGCATCATTAAGATCTGTAAAAGATGTTCTATCATATAGAGCAGGAGTATTAACTCCATCTACTATAGCTATTTTTTCAGTACCACTATAGTTATATCTAGAAAACCTAGTTTTACTAGCACTTTCTCTTGACGTACTTAAAAAAGTTATTACAGCATTATCTGCAGGAGAACTAGCTAATGCAGGTGCTATTGTAAGGGTTGAGCCACCTGAAGAAACTGAAGGAGTAGAAGTTATAGCATATATTTTATCTGTAGTAATACTAAATGTCAACGCTACATCATTTGCTACTGATTGTGCTGCTGATAATACTAGATTATTTTGGTTTGACAAACTGGCTACAGTCACTCCATCTGGAATACCGTCACCAGATACAGTCATACCTGCCACGATAGTTCCAACGTTACCATCTACAACAAGTGCAGTTGTACTGGATGTAGCTCCATTTACTACTGCTGTTGGTCCTGCAGCAGCTATCTTAAAAACATCACCTATTTGAGGAGTACTTGTAAGACCATCTATTGCAAGGCTTGTACCTGTTTGTGATGCACCATTTACCAGTACACTTGTTCCGTAAGAAGGTACGTTTATTAATGTATAACCATTTCCCGATGTTCTAAAAAGACTTTGATTTTTTGCAACTATTACTTGGTCTACAAATACACCTACACCTAATGTTAGATGTTTATTTGTAGTACTGACAAACTCTACCGTTTGTCCATTAGAAGGAGGATCAAGAAGACTAGAAGTTAAAGTTAAAGCAGCAGATTTATTTGTACTATTAAAGCTAACACCACCAGTTGCAATAGTATAAACTTTAAAGAATGTTAAGTCAACATCATCTGTTAGTGTTTGTGCAGAAGACAATACAATGTTATTCTGATTTGTAACTGAGGCTATGGTTACTGTTCCAGAAATACCAGTGCCTGTAACTTCCATACCTGCAGCAAGAGTTCCAACGTTTGTATCTAATACAAGTGCAGTAGCATTACTAATAGCACCATTCACAGAGGCTGTAGCATGTATTATTTTTAATGTGTCTCCTGTTACTGGAGCTTTACGTATATTAGCTATATTTAAAGTTGTACCACTTTGACCTGCGCCTGTAACAACAGGAGCGCCGTATGGAGGTATGATATTGTCATCGTATTTAGAGTATCCTTCTATTCTACGATAGCCACCTTCTATTGATGGTTCAAAGTTTTTTAGCACTCTTGCAGAACCGGGCATGTTAATACCTTGTTGCAAAGGACTCATATTACTTAAAAGACCACCACGAAACTCTATAGGGTATGTTTCACGAGTTGTTGGCATATATTAAAGCGCTCTCACAGAAGTTGTACTAATGTTTCTAACAGTGGATCTTATGTAGTCATAACGATTTATGTACAAACTTCTCATTTGTTTTATCTCTTGCTCAAATCTACTCTGCATCATATTGGACTCTTGAGACTCACCTCTAAACATATAAGCAAAATACATAGCGCCATTCACAATTACATATCTAAACTGTTCTGGTACACTAGGTACATCCGTATCATTGATTAGGTCAACAGGTAATCTATAATACTCATAAACTACTTCATAGTTTTGATCTGGTGGATTAACTAAACCAAACTCTTGGCTTGGCGCTCTGAATACTCGACTAGGTAAACCTCTTACACTTGTAGACGTAGCATACTCTACATTAATATAATTGTCTAAATAATCTTCGTATGTAAGTTCTTTTAGTTTTACTGTTGAATTACCAAGTGTGTCGTTTTGTTTTATTCTAAATGTGTTAAAGTTTATAGTCTTTGCATCTGCAGGATAAGCATATCTAATGATACCTGCTGTTAATGTTTCTGTCTCTTCAATATGATTAAAAGGCCACTCAAACTCATGCTGATTTATGTATCGTACAGATGCGTTTACAGCATCTTTAATCATAGAATACTCACCTTTAGCAGTAAGGAAGTTTGCACTAGTTCCTGTGCCGCCTACAAGCTCTACTTCGTTAAGTCTACGATTTACATCATTTACCAGACCAATAAAATCATAAGCCATATTAACGTTCCTTCAATCGTAATCTAATACTTCTTTCAGCAGTGCTTCCTGTAGTGTCTGTCATCTGACAAAAGAAAGTATACTCTACATTATTTTGACCGCCGCCTATATTTATAGTTGCAACAGTATTAGTATTTGTCTGAGCAACATTTTGTAGGTCATCAGTAGTAGCATTGCTAGAAGCTGCTGTTAAAGTTTGACCTGCTGATATTTGTGTTTTTGTATTAAATAAAGTAGATTTAACAAACCACTTAACACTGTTTATTGTTGCAGTATCAAGAAACCTTGACCAATCTACACTATAATCCAATGTTTCATCTGGGTCTTTACTAGGCCAACGAAAACTCATTTATTAATCCTCATTTGCGTAAACAACACGATCTCTTGATGTAGGTTTACGGTTCATATATACCATTCTAAGTTCTGCTGGTACTAGTGCTTTTCTTGCACCAGATACAGGACCGTTTATTATACTTACTGCTACTGCAGTTAAAGCAGTTGTAGCAAAAACACTTAATAAACTTTCACCTGCATTGGCAGATAGTGTACCAATAGAACCTGTGGATGTTACACCAGTTATTACTTTAGTAGGCATTATGCTGCTCTGGGTGGTATGATTGCTGCTCTTCTACGACTATAAAGATGTGCAACTGCTGTGTAGTCGAACTGTACTGCTGTTATGTTTGGTTCTGTTGCTATACCTGTCATGGCAACTGAAGTCAAACCTGCACTTGTGCTAAGTGATACTCCTGCAGGGTTTATAATACATGTAGCAAAAACGCTACTAAGTGCTTCTGTAGGATTCTCTTCTAGCTCATTTACTTCGCCAGTAGCAGATACACCTGTTAGTGTTAAAGAGGAGTCTGCGTGTGGTACAATAGTACCTAATGCGCTTGTGGCTGAAACACTCAGTAAGTTCTCATCTACTTGTGCTTCTATTGTTCCTATTGCACCAGTAGCAGATACACTGCCTAGTCTTTCAGATATGTCAATCTCAAAGCCACCAGCAGATACTGCTTCTATAGAACCTGTTAGTGCGCTCTGTGTTACAGGAATACGATTTACACTTTTTACCGTCAGTGCTGAAACGTCTAGTGTAAATGTACCAACAACACCAGTAATATTTGGTGCTAGATTAACCTGTACTGAGGCAACAGCGCCACTTGCAGAAACACTTAGTAGAGCTTCACTTGTCTTAGGCTCTACTGTTCCTAATGCACTTGTTCCAGCTACTCCTGTTAGAGTAAATGAAACATCTTGAAGTCCAAATGAAGAACCTCCGTATACACCTGTTCCATATAGTGCTGAACCTGCTACAATAGCCATAGGTTACCTCTTAGGCGATACGTATTACTGCAGTACTTGCACCTGCTGCTGGAAACTCAATAGTTAAATCACCTGCTGTAGCACTAACTGTACCACCAAAGTCAATCACACAAATAGCTTTGTTAGAAGCTGAAGAGTTATATAAAATACAACCTGCTGCTGAAGTTGTTACGTTAGCAAATACTTCATCTGCAAAGTCTACATGAGCAGTTGTACCAGATACTGCAATAGCAGCACTATCTAAGTTTTGTCCACCTGCAGTGTAGTTTGTACCACTTGCTTCGTCAGAGTTACCTGTGACATCTGAATAGTTTGTTGTTGCTGCACCATATGTACCAGACATAGATGCTTTAATTAATGCAAGTTTTATCGTGTGGGTGTCCAGATCGTGAGTACCACCAAGAAGCTCAGACTTAAAACTTGTACACATTGCTGTTGTTATAGCCATGTAAATATCCTCAAAGATTTAAATGTACAAAGAGGCCAGCATTAAGCCAGCCTCTAAGTTTAACTTGATTAAGCAACGTTGTAGATAGCTGACACCAATGCTTCTGGGCGTAGAATCTTACGTCCATAAAGGTGCATACCACGTACAATGTCTGCGAAAGAATCAGGATCTCTGTAGTTCTCAACTTTGTTGATCTGCTCTGCAGATGCTACAGCTTCTTCCTGTCCACCTAAGATCACACCGTAGTGTGCGTCTTGCGCTAGTGCGCCAGCATGTGTTGGACCGTTACCTTTGGCAGGTAAGTTGTTAGATACGTACATTTTGAAACCATGTATGTTTCCTGCAACCAATCCATTTTGTAGACCTGCTCCACCGAAGTCTGCATTGAGAAGACGTGAATCTTCGTCTTTTAGCAGTTCCATGAATACTGGATCAACAATCACGTAACGTCCACGTGAATCCACATTTGCTACATCCATTGTACGTGCCATACGTGCGATGACTGTCAATGGAGATATAGTAGCTGATGATAGTGCTGTAGCTCCAGGCAAACGTGTTGCTAGTGGGATTGAGTCACCAGTAGCGTATGCTGTTGATGCAGCGTCTGCTGAACCTAGTGCGCCCATGTCAGTAGCATCTAATTGGTTAGCTTTCAAAAACTCACCGTTAATGTTACCTGCTGTTGGGTGCTGTGCGTCACCTGAAGTTGAAACAATTAACGCACCTGCTGCTGTGTAACCTGACATGTAAGATAGAACGTCAGCATCAATAGCGTCAGCCATTTCGTATGCTGCTTTGTCTGCAGCTAGGCTTACGAAGTCAACATGTGAGAACTGCTCTTCAATGTCATCCATTTTAAAAGCAAAGTAGTTAGCTTTGTCAACGGTTAACGAGAAGTCAGTGTCTGCTAACTTTTGTACAGTTATACCTGTGTGACGCTGTAATGCGGTTACAGTTACGTCTGGTTCTTTTTGGATGCGTACAACATCCCCTTGATTTGCAATGTCACCAAAGTATGTGTTGTTGGTGATTGCGCTTATAACAGACGATTTGCGTAATGCAATCTGTGCCTGTTTTGCGTACATAATGGGGCTAAAGTTATTTGTAAAACCCCCACCTGCGGTTCCTATAGCCATAGTTAAATCTCCTTATAGATATGGCGTTGAATTAACACTACATACCCACGATGAAGAGGCTCTTTGTTTTAGGGTGGTCAGCTATGCTTTGAGAATGCGCTTTCTCTATGCGCTGGGCCTATACTTAGAGGTAGTTCTTTTGTGTGGCTAGTGCTTGATTAAGCATACACACTTTAATTGTTGTGTATATGCTATAGTTTTATCTACAATAGTTTGTTTGTCAACTACTTTCTTGACATATCGTAAATAAATCTTCCGTTACGTTGAGCATCAAGTATTTCTTCTTGACGCTTTTCGTATTCTTTAATATTCATAGCATCTACTTCTGATTCACGTATATACTTAGAAGTATCATCTGTGTCAGGTATGCTACTACCTTTTGTTTTTACAGAAGATGCTGCTGCTTTATCTGAAGAGTTACCTCTTTTAGATTTAGTGCTAATGCCTTTGTCTGTCTTATAAAGATCAATTACACGTGATACAGACTTTGCATCATCTACGTTTTCATACAAAGCATCTTGTACCCACTTAGGTTGTTCTTCTGCCCAGCTATGAAATGTATCATCTGAACGTATTTGCTCAAAGTCAGGATGCATAGTAGATAATTCAGCTTCTGCTTTTTCTCGTTTAGCAGTAACACGTAACTCTTCAAACTCAGCCATACGTGCTTCAAGATCTTTAGCTGTAGCCTTAGACTTCTTGTCAGCGATAGCCTCAACAATACCTGCTATGTCAGGGTACTGCTTAGACCAAGCTTCAAGCTCTTCATCACTTTTTGGTAATACAAGTTCTTGCTTCGCTGCTTTATCTAGCTGTGATTGTAATGCTTCTAGTCTTGCATTGAACTCTTCTTCTTTTTTCTGTGAGTGTCTACGTAAATCACCGTAACGCTTCTTAAAGTTTTTCTCTTCAGCGCCTAGCTCAGTGTCATCTTCTTGTGCTTCTGCTTTGGGTTTTTCTTTTTGTTTGGTATCACCTTCTGCCTGTACTGTTTCAGCTTCAGGCTTTTCGCCACTGGGTTTATCTTCAGTACTTTCCTCATCTGTAATACCTAATGCTTCTTTCTTCAGAGCTAGTAGTTCTTCTTCTTCTTTCTTAATACGTTCTTCATTAGAAAGATACCCACTTCTACCTATTACTACTCTTGGTATTTCAGGTTTAACTGCTAGATTTCTAGTTGATGTTTCAGCCATTTGTTTTCTCCTTATGTTGGGGTCAGCCGAAGCTGAGTGGCCTTATAGTTATTTGGATTTATTTTTTCTTTTTAGCTTTCCTCATCATGCCGCCTTTGTTTTTACCGCCGCCTCCTCCTGGGCGTCTACCACTACTTTTAGTAGGTCTTCCCGGTTCAGAATACAAACCACCCGGTGCTGTATATGATGGTGGTGGGGGTGGAGCAAATGTTGGTCCATCATCATCGTCATCATTATTGTTACTGGTTGTTGGTCTTCCCGGTTCTGCATATGGATCAGTTGCAGGTTGAGTATAGGTTGGTGCAGCAGGTTTAGTAGGTTTTATTGTTGGACCACCGTCATCATCGTCATCATCTTCTGTACCCGGAGCTTTATACCCACTAAAGGCGTTTGCAGCAGCTTCTTCAGATATTTTATTTACTTGAGACATTATATCTGGTCCATAGCCTTGTGCTGTCTCTGGTGATTTTGTCTCAGGAGTGTAAGCTTCTGTTATACCTTGATCAGGGGCCATTGTTGGATCAGATACATCACCTTCTACTACTTTAGGAGACTTTAACTCAGGACCAGTGTAATCTCCTGTTATCTTGCCTAATAAAACTTTAACTAAACCAGGTTCTTCTCTGTTAGCAATATCAAGTAAGTTTTCATAACGCATCTTATCAACATTTGAAGTTGTATCTGATTCAAGTCTACGCTTTATCTCGTTTTTAGTTTGCCTTGTTGTGTTCCACATAGCAACTTTTATTGCACCGCCTACAATTGGATTTAAATAAGATATACCACCAGCTATTACATTATTTTTCATGCCTTTCTGATCGTCTACCATTTGAGTTAGTTCTTCCATAGTTAACTCTTTAAAGTTAACAGGTGTAGGTGCTGGTGCAGATGGACCATCATCATCATTACTACTTCCACCGCCTCCACTGCTAGTACCTGCCTCTTCACCGGGATCTACAGCAATAGGCTCACTACCTACAGGGTAATAACCATCAGGTATTTCTTGTAGAGGTACACCGTCTAAGAACATAATAATTATTACATGACCTGCAGCGTTTTCATATTCACGAGCTTCCATAACACCAGTGTCACCCAAGCCTATCTCTTCGCCAAAGCCTCCAGTTGTACCTTCTTGTACTACGTCTGGATCTACTACATCACCACCTTCATCAAACTTAAAACCTAGTTTCTCAAATATCTCGTCTAACCCTGAGTTTTTAGCTAGTTTAGTAAAAAAAGGATCTTCACCTGCTCGTAAATCTGTAACTGTATATTTACTCTTATCTACTACAGGTTTTTTTGCTTTAAAACGTTGTTTTTTAGTTTCTTCATCGTCTGCAAAGTTATTTCCAAAGTTTATTTGTTCATCTATAGTTCCAAATCTTCTTTCATCGTCAGACGTTGGGGGTTTTTCTGTTAGAGTCACTCTACGATTGTCAGGTTTGTTATCCTCGTTGTCAAAGAAGTAACCCTGAAGCATTCTATATAATGCCTCTCCTTTTGTCTTTGGTTGGTTCTCTCTAGCCTTAACTCTTTTAGAGATATTTTCAGCAGAATAATAATCAGAAGGTTTACCTTCCATAAATGAAGTAGACTTAGAACCAGATGAAGTAGACTTAGAACCAGATGAAGTAGACTTAGAACCAGATGAGCTTGAGTTATTATCATTATTTCTAAACTGATCCATTATCTGTTGATGTGTTTTTCTTGGGCCACTACGTTTAGGAGCTTTTATATTTCTATTCTTTCCTACATCTTTATAGTCAGCCATAGATGTACCGCCTCTGTACATTTCAACAGGAGCGCCATCATCCATTACTTCTAAGTCAGCCATCTCTAAACCTAGACCAGTCTCATCTTCCATGTCCATAGGTTCTCCACCTATGCGTCCGTCTTCTGCCATCTGAGAGTAGCCAATCTTAGCTGCCTGACGTATGTCTTCAAAAAACTTTACACCAAAAAACCTAACTACATCAGCAGGTATAACCATCTCACCTTCGCTTAGTTGCGCTGGTATATCATCTCTTACGTTTTCTGCTGTAGAACCCAAAGGTATTTCATTGCCCGACACAGGATCTACTCCTATCGTATTGTCAGGTACATCTCCAAAGTTCATCATCATTTGTTCTTCTAGTGCCATGCCGCCCTCATTAAAGTTGCCTGTTACGCCTGTTCTTTTATTTGTGAATTGAAACATCTCATCATCAGGAGTTGTTTTCTTAATCTTGTAAGCCATTACAAGTGGACCTACTTGCAATACTTGTTCAGCAGATACTACAGGCATACCATCTGATTTGTCATAAAAGTAAGATGCTCTAGTAGGGTTCATACCTACCTGTGTCCAATCTTCCGCTTTACCTTCTAGTATTTCTTTTGTGTATTCATATACTTCATCTGGTTCTGCATTTACATAGCTACCATTCATTCTACCTATAGTTGTCTTTGGTGTTCCTGCAGCAATAGAAGTAGCTGCTAAAGGATTTGAAGTAAACTTAACATCATCTAAAACTGCTGTTTGAGCATACCCTACAGTATTTCCATTCTTTGTTGTACCATCGTGTAAAGAAACAATCCATGTATCTGTATCGTTGTATGCAGGTATATCTAATCTTGCAGATATTTTAGTGCCATCAGGTATGGTTTTGTTTATTCCTACAATACCTTTTTCTACTTTGCGTTTATCTGTTGCGTGTAATGCCTGTATAACTTCCTCTTTAGTTGGAAACTTAGGCATTTTTTCTATGGGTATAATAGGTTGTACTTGATTAGATAATATTATATATTCTTCTTGAGTAAGTCTACCATCACGTAGTTTTTCTGCAGCTTCCTTCAACTGAGGATCACGTGGTATTCTATATTTATCTTTAGCGTAGTTATCTGCTTTCCATGCTTCTAACTGTTCATCAGTTAGTCCTATTTCTTCTATTGCATTTGTGTCTGCATTTTTTGTAAGATCTTTTACATCAACAACTTCATCTAGTTTTTTAACACCACCTTTTATTAAGGTTTTAGCAACTGGACCCATTACAGGTATAGCCGCACCAAGCACATCACCTGCTGCAATAAGTCCTATCTTAGCTATACTAGGATCTTCTTCACCTAACTCTTCAGCTATGTCAACTGCAGAACCTACAGGTGTCATACCCACTGCTACATCAGCAGCTTTAACACTAACAGGTTTTTTCTTTCGATAGTCACCTGTCAAGGGAGAGGTAAGCATATCTAGAAAACTTTTTTGTTTATCGTCCAATAAACCGCCTTCATCAAACTTTAATCTGTCGCTACGATCTCTTGCTGCAGCCTCTGCTTTTGTTCTACTATCATGTGTACTTGTTGGTTTAATTACTTCAGCTTCTAACATTAACTTTAAAGTATCTTGATCATACTCACGACCTTTATGTATACTAGGCACATTTATCCACTTACCTTTATACTTAAAAGTTGTAGAAATCTCAGAAACGTTTTTACCCTCTGGTGTTACGTAAACATCCTTACCTGCTTGGGTTTTCTTTCCTGTT